CTTCACTTGTTTTTTCCGGTGGGAGATTGGTTGTGCTTCGCGCACGACCTTGCATTCCGAATATTCCGCGATCAGGACTTTTGCTAATTGCTGCCATTTTTCTCCTTTGAATAGAATATGTGATTTCCAATGGTTGCTACTTGCCGATATGCCCATCCAGGACTTACCAAAACATTGTGGAAGAACAGGGTGCTTTTGGGAACGACATCACGATAGGCATCATGTGCCATAATATCGTGAGCAATACGCTCTGCTAATTGGTAGTTAGGATGAGTAGGACTTGGTCCGTTTTTATCTTCGCATGTCCAACTGAACTGGCATACCTTGACTTGCTCCACTTCCTCAGTGTCTGGCACCGGCTTATCAACGATGATGGCCTGATAAATCACGCCGCATGGTGTTTTCGCAAAGCCATGATTGACACGATTGAGGACAACACGGGCAACAGCGGCCTGTCCAAGAATGGACTCACCTGATGCCTCGTAGAAGATGTTTTTAGCCATGCAGGCAAGCTGCTTTGGATCAACATGGGCAATCGGCATTGACTGTTTGATAACAGGTGTCGGATCAGGCAACGGCATGTTGGTGTCCAGCGTAAGATGTGGTAGTATAAGCATCAGGGCCCATATGAAAAGGGCAGAGGTGCCTATAAACGAGTATAATATTTTCGTCATATTTTTAGTTATAGGACCCAGGAGTCGCAATTACAACGGGTAACCTCGTTGATTGCTTCCGCTGGGGTTAGAGTCGATGATAACATTGTATCACTTGTGGTCAGGATTTGCAACTCTAAAGGGATTATTGACCGGTATGGATTGCCCGCCATACTTCCGGGTTCATCTGCCTGACCCGTATCAGCGGGGACACCGTTGATGTAGGTCGTTGTGTTTGGTGGGCCAAGAACCATTCCCGGCGTTGGGTTAGCAAGGAGGGTAGTCATGGACGCTGGCACCGGGGTGCCGTTGGGGTAGTAAAGCTGCGGCGTTTCGGCCGGGGTGTTTGGTATGGTGGCGTCGGATGCGATACCAATGGTTGCCAGTCTGGCTTCGTTTCTGGTCTCTCGCATCATTGCCACCATTGACTGACCACCGATTGTGGCGAAGTCAGATATGGCCTCTATTGTGGCGGCCTGCATGTTCGGCAGGGTGCGCTTGGCGTAACCGGTCATGGCATCTACGAAGGCGTAGTGTGTCATGGGTGTCTGTCCACTCATGATATCGAGGCCAGCAAGTGTACGGGCGTCAGTCTCGCGGACCAGCTGAGTAGATGTCGCAGCCCATAGAGCGTTCAGTTGGGCAGCTTCGGTTGGGTATCTGGCCAATATTCCGGTGATTTCGGCATTTGCTGCGCTGACATAGGATGAGGTTACTGCGTTGTTATCCAGTGTCACTGCTGCCAGTAGGTTGGCGTAGATCGTCGCCAGCGCCGGCGATTGGATGCGCTGAATAAGGGTTTGTATCGACGGCCAGTTATATGACAGACCAGACATACACCCAAAGAAGTCGGACATGGTGTAGGTGCCTTGTGGTCCTGAACCGAGGGCGATAGCTGCATGAGCCGAAGATGCCAGTGCTGCGTTGACTGGGATAGTTGAGCCTGCTGTCAGTGCCAGGCCCTTGATCGTTTCTATGTTGCCTACGATCTGTGCGAACTTTTCAATGGGCACCGACGATATGTTCTTGATTTGACCCATGGCTGATGCGAAAGCGCCTGCGGCGATTGCCATGTCGTCTGGTAGAATGTTATACGCTGCTGGTGTGCCTAGCTGTTCCAGAACCTCTGGTGCCGATAGACGAGAACTGACACCAGTGCCTTCATATATCGGATAATAAATCTTGCTGTTACCATCTCCGGTGTTGTAGATAGGAACGGTGAGTGACTGATAACATCCCGGGAAGAGTTTGTACGGGTCAAGCAGGTCAGTAAGAGCAGTGAGGTTTTTTGTTCGGCAGTTCAACGGGATAAGAACATCCTTGAGGTCCTGACCGGTGACGACCGAGAAGGCACCGTATAGCTGACGCTGTTGATATATCGTTGTTTCGTCGGGTGTTGCTCTGATCTGGTCTAGCTCAGTAGAGGTTAGCCCTGCTGCCAGAAAAGCCACGATAAGGCCTTCTGTAATGGCGTTGTATTGATACAGTGTCAGCAACAAGTTCACAGGAAGGCCAAAGGTTGATATCGTCTGTAAATTGATTGCCTTGCCGCTGATGAGCAGGTCTTGACCGAATGCCACAGTAGCTTGATTGACTCCGGTGATATCTGAGCTTATCAGATCATCCATGTTGCTATAGGTGCCGTTCAGGAAGTCAAGCGAGTTACTCACTGACAGAATGTTTGGATTTGAATATTCCATGAACCCTGATGCTGCCATGAACGCCATCATGAAGTCCGGATACGCAGTGAATTCTACTGTAGCTTGAGCAGAAAATTTACTGAGGTGCCTAGCGGGGTTTCCTAATGCCGGGATTGTGGCAAGGCCAATCGTCAGTGTCGCGGGGTCAGTTGATAGTGTCTGTGCTGCTACGAGGTCATGAAGAACGGTTGAACTGATAAGAGTAGCAAGTGACGGGTTGATACGGAACCCTGTATTGGCAAGCGTTGACCCAAGGACATTTACGCCTAATGGAGTCATGGCACATTCACATCAGGAGAACCCTGAATTATGGAGTGTCCGCAGGAGTTGCCGGAACCGACTCGGAGGACGGCGCAGCCTTCAGCGAACACAGTTGGTGAGCCTTCAGTGGTGACGGCGTTGTTGTGCGGTACACCACCTGGGTAATGCGGTGAGATAGGGCTGACATGCAGACCAACGGCAATGCCGTTTGCGAAGACCGTGCCGGCGCCACGCATGATGCGTCCGCCTGGTTGATCCGTGTCTCCTAGTCTGCTGAGTGCTGTCATTTTATCCCAATATTAGCTTCTTCTCCGGGACCCGAATCCCAGTGGTCGCCTCGATATATTTCATCTTGACGCCGTCCTCTGTCTCTGCGAAAAGCGAGATTGACATAGTATTTAGTCTTACTTCCTTGCCAGGGTGGCCGGTGAACATTGATTGCTGTAGTCCGACACCGCGTGGCCCAGGAATGACTGATACCGGATCCGTGAGGACCAGACAATCATCAACGAGGTCAATGAGTTTGGCGATCATTTCCTCGCCCGAATTTAACTTAAACGATATTACTTGACCTACGAGGCCTTGCATGATAGATTTCATAGTTTCCCTTTATAAATGATAAATAAGTGTGAGTCGCGGCTGGCAGGCCCACTCACTCTAACGATTGAAAGGATCATCAGCATGTGTATTTATTACCTCTACATCAAGACCCATAAAATAACCGGGTTGAAATATTTAGGACAAACTAAACAGAACCCATACCGATATATTGGGTCTGGAGTCGATTGGCTTACCCATCTCAAAGAACACGGAAAAAGTGTTCACACGGAAATATTAGTAGAAACAATAGACCAAGGTGAACGTAACGCCTGGGGCCGATATTATAGCACCCTGTGGAATATAGTCGAGGGACAGGATGACTTTGGAAACAAAATATGGGCCAACCGAATTATCGAGTCCGGTGGAGGATCGGGCAGAAAACCTGGATTTATTACTTCTGATGCGACTAAGGCAGTTCTTTCTGTGAAGGGGACTGGGAGATATCGGTCACCAGAGAGTAGTTCAAAGCAAGCTGCCAAGCTGCGGCAGTTATTCACCACTAAATCTCAGTGGAATAAGGGAATTTCATATCAACTGACCACTGCTGAAAAAAGCGCAAAATATGGTAAGTTCAAGGAAAATAACCACTCATTCGGCCAACCAGTGGCACACAAAATTTGTCCACACTGTGGAACAAGCATGGATTGTCGGAATTATGCTCGTTACCACGGTGACAACTGTAAGAATATTATCTGATTGGGCAAGCGCCGGAAGCACAGTCTGCATCGTCAATACCGATGTCAAAGCTACTGATGTCAGTGATCAGTCTGGTGCTGGCCACAAGGGCGTTGTATTGGTCTTCCGTGATTTCTTCCAATGGTGCTTGCTTGAAGCCGTGATCGTTGTGAAGCAGGAATGACAGACTCTTGTGATTTGCCTTGTAGTTCTTTTTCAGATACTTGCGAATCTCAGGAAGCTCTTCCTTCTTGTAGTAAATGGTGCAACTGACGCTGTTATCCGACCACACGGTTTGCAGCCATTTGACCATCTCAAGCTGTTGAATGGCAGTCACATCTTTTGCCAGTATGGCGTTGTCTGAATGCCTGAACGGGAACGATACAACCACTGTTGAGTGATCCATTGATCCGTCAAAGTTTTGCTGATATTCAACAGGGTATCCGTGATCACGGCATGTCTGAACCAGAGCATGGTTAGTAGAGATGCGAATACGACGGACCATGAAGCGGGCATACGCCGGATGACATCCTGGAGTGACGCCTGGGAGTAACGACAGAGTGCCTGATGGCTTGACGGTCGTAAGCTTCACTGATCGGTTGAACCCATGCGCTGCGCTGTATTCGTTGTCAAATTCGCGTAGCTTAGGATAGGCATCCTTGAGCCAGCTTTTCTGTTCTTCTGTTGATTCCAGTACACCGGTGATGCCGATGCCCATACGCATGTTTTCATGAACGATTGCCTCAGTGGCATCAAGGTGACACGGCAGTGCCAGTGAGTGCTTGTTGATTCTGTATAGGAGCGTTGCCACATCAAGGAACTCCTCTGCTGACTTGATGTTCGGCAGATAGATTTCAGCAAGGCAGCATGTCTCTTTGTCTGCCAGTGATTGTTCAGCACACGGGTTGTAGCCCATGACTTTCTTATCGGGATACTGAGTCTCACCAAGACGGCCGGTTGCCCGTGAGAGTTTCAGGTTGATAAGACCGTAAGGCTCGCCTTTGCCTTCATAGCCATCCCAGAAGAACTCATGTAGATTGGAGATGTCGTTACACACCACCGAGTTATTTGACATGGCGCGCCACGATGGGATGTTACCCATGTCCCAACGCTTAGCCAGCAGGAACTCCACATCGTCATCGTCGCCAATGGCGATCTGTGCTGAGCGGCGGACATTGCCTGCAACGACAACGGCGCCGATGATGTTCATAATGTCAAGGCAGTCAATGGGACGAACCTTACGACCGACTCTGCGCTCCAGGATACTGCTGATCTTCTGGACTCCCCATACCAGGTCTTCTGGTCCTGATGCTGTGCCGCCGAAGCCCTTGATTGGAGCACCCTTGGAACGGATCAGTTGAGTAGAGTAAGTGAATGTTTGTTTGCCTGATTTGTGAGCAAGGAAAGCCGCCTTGAGTGTTTTGCCGATGAGCGATACCCAACCTTCTCTGCTATCCGGCACGATGAACTCTGCGTCATTGACATTGATACGGGTAGGACATTTGAAGTCGGCATTGACCATTGGTATTTTTTCAACATGTTCTCTCTGTATGTTGTATCCGACTCCGGAGCCAAGCATCAGCAGATCCATTGCCCACGTGAACGGTTCAACTGGTTTGTCAACGACTGTAAAGGCGCAGTTTTGAAGACTGGACAGACCAAGTCGTTCAACTGTCGGGGTGCCAAGCTGCCATAGGAAACGACCGGCAACTGTGCCCTTGAGTTGGAGCAGGTAGTTTGTCAGTCGTTTTTCTTCGGCTTTAGTGAAGTTACATTTCAGTTGTTTTTGCGCTGCATCTACCACCCTCTTGATAGTGTCAGGATATTCCTCGGTTGGACTGTTTGGATCAGTTTCGTTTAGTCTGCGTGAGTATGTGCGTTTGTATGTGAGGTAGCCCACGGAACTCCATGGGGTGGAGGGTTGAATCATTTGTTTTCTTTCTATTTTACTTTTTTAGTTAGCTCTTGAGTGTCAAGAGTACTGGTGACTTTAAATTGCGCGAGAGTATTACTTATCACTGTGTCAGGATACCAGTTAAGCATATACTTTGCGTTGTCCACCAGGACTAATGCCGCTTCATCATCATTATCGTCTTTTACGAGGGAAATGTCAAGGTCCGATACGCCCGTTAGTAGCAGGGTATAATACATTCCAAGACCTCTGGCCAGAGTACAAAAGATGTTATCCACGAGCAAGTCCCAAGGGCCTGGCCAGTTTGACACATCGTTTGGGTGGAGGTAGTGATTGACCAGGGGAGCTTGCTGCCACCATGCATCTATCCGGATACATTTGGTGTCTACACTGGCATTCTCAAGCGATGCTCTCAGGTCATACCAGCTTTTCAGTCTGGCTTCATAGTTCAGTTGGAATACGTTCATCGAACTACTACTTAGCCTCAGCGAATCTCCAATAAGGTTTTTCCTAATATTGCTGACCATAGCTCGGCGTTACGCATTGTGATACGAACATCAAACTCTTCCGGTGGAACGAATAGTTTATTGGTATCGTCGTATCCACTCTTGCTGACTGTATCCATCCATACGGTATAGTCTGCGGCAAAAATGGTTCGCATCTCTGGAAGAGGGGCAACAAAATCTACTATGGAGAAGTCACTCTCTATTTTGTCAGCGAGGTCGCGCATACGCCGGCTTTGGCGTATTCTACCATCCAAGGTGAAATCCCAATCATTGTATTCCTGCCGGACACGATCAGCGTTGAGCCATACCACTTTTCGTCCGAAGTATTCGAGGTGGTCGCGCAGTGCTTGGGCCAGTGTCGTTTTACCTGACCCTGGAAGACCCATGATCAGTACTCGTTTCATATATTGATGGAGCCGAGATAACGAGGAATATCCTGCTTGATAGCCGTCAGATGAACTCTTGAGTAAACGATGTTGTGCGTCTTACAAAAGTCATTGGGGAAGTAATTGGCAACACGCGACATCTGAAAACGAACCTTACATTCATTACCGAAGTATTTGTTATAGTACGAATCGGTATAGTACCAGAAACTATTGGTGTTCCAGAACGAAACATGTGTCGGGTCCTGGAATGCCCCTCGTCCATCAGTACTCGGCACCTCGATCATGAACATGCCGCCATGACACAACACGCGATATGCCTCGTTCATCAAATGAATCGGGCTCTTCAGGTGTTCGATGGCGTCAACTGCTCTGATGAAACCAACAGAGTTGTCAGCAGCAAAGGTCCAGTTCTCATTTAGATCAGTACCAGTTAGCTTGTCGAAGGGTTCGAGACCAACAGGATTGCTTGTCCCTGTACACAGATCAATTTTTCTGAGATTGTTCTCATCACACCACCTCATCATCAGACCTTGCATCTGCTGGTCGTGAATGTCATGGGTCAGGTTCTGAATGTCATCATTGTATCTAAGATAGGTATTAGTTTCGTGGACACGATACAGATACAATAGTTCATTGATATGGTGGAACTTTCCGGCGTAGTAAAGCCTGATCATCAAGTCCTGATCGTCAAGAATCTTCATGCTACGATTGTGCCCGCCTACCTTTTTGTATGTTGATGTCCGCCAGGCTCTCACATGGTCAGGGGCATACCAGATGTATGAGAGATGTTGAGGGGTAAGAGTTGGCTGTAGAATTTCTTTATAAAGAGTATCGTCGATCATTACATCACGGTATGTCCAGCCGAAACCCGAGTTGAATGTTCTCGGAGACTTATCATAGTTGTTGTAATGGGCGGCGTTTGAGTAGACAAACACCACTTCAGGATCGTCAAATGCTTGCCTAACCTTAGCCAGAGCTGATGGCAGCAGAGTATCGTCTTGGTCAAGCTCGACTGTAATATCACTGTTGACGAACTGACATGCCTGCCACTTTAGATCACCAACAAGCCCGGTGCTGACACCACGGTGAAGATGGACCCGGGTGAAGTCAATCGCCGGAAGAGTGTTGATGATGTCAACTTCTTGTAGGTCACCGTTATATAGGAGAATCCACTCCCAGTCTTTGTCAGTTTGCGCCAGAAGAGACTGGTACGCATCCAGTAAGTACTTGGTTTCGTGTGTTGGGGTGATTATAGATATCAAGTGGTACTTTCAGATAGCATATGTTTAGTAATTTCTACGACAGCGGAGTCTGTGTTTTTTATAGCATCAATGATGTCCCTGTCAATGAGGTCCGGATGAACCCACCAGTCTTCAAATGGAGCTATATCACTTGGTGATACATTTCCAATGACAAGTTCATAACCCATTGCCTTAAGGTAATTGCGAGATTTCTTTCTATACGATTTAGTCATGTCTAAATAATGATCATGTTCGTATGTGATCACACCAAATTTGAATTTATCAAACGGGATACTCACTAACACCTCAAAAGTTATGTTAGATGGCTCCACATCAAGTTGTAGGTAGTCGCACACGCCCGATGGGGCTATATCAGCAAGAAGTTTTTCATAATCAACTGTGAGGGCGTCCGCACACAATACCTTTGTTCGCCGGAGTTGGGCATACTCATCAGCAAATTCTTTCTTTATTTCAATAGTGGCGCCGTTCCAACCGAATTGTTCTTCTAGTACAGCAGTGTTGTTTCCTCTATAAGGGCGGTATCCACCAACTTCCAGAAAAGTGCCGTTGCGTTTACCTTTATGACATGCCAGAGTAAACAAGTCCTGCATGACCTGAGAATGATTATTCTTGATCGTGTCAGATCCTGGAAACTTGAATTTCAGCCACGGATGCATAGAGGCATCATACATTTTGAACGACACTGGATCCGGGCCTGTACCAAGATTTATGATGTTGTTCTTCACGGCTTCATAATGGGTGGTATCTAGTTGGCCAAGGTATTCTTCCGATATCTCAGTAAATAACTTACGCGCTTCGTGAGTCCGACCCCACCACCATGCACTCACTGCCTTCTGAAACAGCAGACCATATTTCCCTGGATAAGTCACAGGCGTTCTTAGCGGCGGAGAGTCAAGATCAGCTATGACTAATCCCAATGTAGCTGCGGTATATCCCTCTACATTTTTGCCGGCCCGCTCATGTGTCCTGGCAATAAAAAAGTGTGCTTCTGGTCGTTTTGGCAGCAGACACGCAGCATGACGCAGAACTACCAATACTGTATGTGAGCGATTGCCTTGTTTCTCAAAGCATAGCGCCACCTTAATCAAGCATTCGTATGCGTGTTCTTTTACCGTGGTGCGCTCAGCACTACGAAGGAAGTATGTTATCGCTGACGCTGTTTGTCCAATGGCTTCATATAGCAACCCAAGTTGATAATTCGTTTCAGGGTTCTCGGTGTCATGTGCGTACTTCACCAACGCAACTCGCATGTTATCCATAAATCAACTCCTTGGCAGCTTTCATCGGAATGCTCAGTAGATAAGCAGCATTATCCTGAACACCAAACGAAATAATTAGATTGTCACCGAACACAGCCATACCACAACAGAATTCAATTTCACAGTTGAGGAACGAGAAGATATCGCCCAATTTCACTAGTTGCCAGTTCTCATCCCATACCATAAACAGGTGTTTATATGTGGCATTCTTTTTGTCTGCTTCAGAACGGAACAGTCTGGACTCATGGCCAATAGCCACGTAATGCTTACCGATTTTCACGACCTGTGAACCACCACGTATATCATACTCTCGTTCTATTTTGGGGCCGAGGAAAACAGTCGTTGTTGTTTTGTCTACTGGATCGTATTTCACTACTTCTGTTGGATTACACCACTTGACGAAGTGATATGGCATATCAATAATTGGCATCCAGTTTTTCTCGCAGTATGAATCATCTTTGCCAGGTGCCGGCATACGGGTACGCGACATCTCTTGTGTGCCGTCTTTTGTCTGTTGAATTACCGATAACTCCATGCGTCCAATACCAGTGGGAGTCGTGTCTCTACGCACCCCGATAAGATACAACTTGTCATCCCAACGGACCACACGAGAATCTTCTAAACCGATGAAATTCCATTCAGTCGGCTTGTTCATGGCGTCCATATTCACTTTGGCTATCTTGTCAATGCCTAATTTCGGGTTCAGAGTACAGAAAAAGTTGGTAGTAGTAAGGGTAACATCATTTTCAGGGTTCATGTATGACAGTGGCCCCCACTCGTGTTCGTAAATCCCCTTCTCAGAGTGATATATCGTGACTTGGCAATGTCTGATGTTGACAACAAGTTTGCCGTTGTCGTTGTATACGGAAGGATTGAATGTACCGGTACCATTTGTTTGGTCGGAGGGTATAATCAGAGGATGGAGTGTTCCGCCCATGTTTAGGGCGGTAGACACGAAGCAGTTGTTCATCCACTATTTAGTGGCTACTTCTGCTTGCTCAACATTTCCACTTTGGCGTTTAGTTCCTTGATAGCCTCAATGAGCAACGGAACGATTTTTTCATACCGAACGGTCATATAGTTTTCACCAGAGAGACTGTATTCCATTCCATCATCGTTGATTCCGATATCAAATGGAGCCGGGACAACTACCTGCGGGAGTACAGCGGCAACTTCTTGGGCCAGAACACCAACCTGTTCCTCTTGTGTGGTATAACCGTATAACGCTGCTGTATCATTGTTAGTATAAAGAACACCAGAGAGCGTATTGACCTTATCGAGGGCGTTCTGTAGTGTACCACTGACATTTTTCAGGCGTTGATCTGAGTAATAAGCCGTGATGTTGTTTGTCGCACGAATTTCACCTAATGTTCCAGATGCTGCTGTATTGATACCCAAGCTGCCTATCTGCATTGAACCGGTTGTTCCTATTGAGGTGGTCCACGCAGCACCGGTTGACACAGCAATACCCGCACCCGGGTATGTTGTTGGTCCGGTAGCGCCCGTAGAGCCCTGTGATCCGTTTGTACCTGATGTACCTTGAGCACCAGTTGTTCCTTGAATGCCTCTGTCACCTGCTACGCTGATGTTCCACGAAGAATAAGTACCCGAACCGCCAATTACATCAGCGGTAAATGTGAGTGTGTTGGTTGTAAATGCGGTTATTACACCTTCCATGTAGTTAGAAGGTGTAGTAGTAAAAGCAGCACGTACACGAGTACCAATGGCAAAAGATGTTTGAGTAACTGCTAAATTAGTTGTGAATGAAGTTGCGCCGAGTCCAATTGTATCAGCACTAACCGAAGTTAAGGAATTGTAACCAATTCCTTGCGTACCCTGAACCCCTTGCGTTCCTTGTGATCCAGTTGCTCCTTGCGATCCAGTCGTTCCAGTTGCTCCTTGCGATCCGTTTGTACCGGCAGTACCTTGTGATCCGTTGGTACCAGCTGTACCCTGAGCACCAGTTGTTCCAGTTGCACCTTGCGATCCGTTTGTGCCCGCAGTGCCTTGAATACTAGCTCCAGTTGCGCCTTGTGCTCCGTTCGTACCCGCGGTGCCCTGTGAGCCATTTGTACCTGCAGTGCCTTGAGCACCGGTTGCTCCTTGAGAGCCGTTCGTACCTGCAGCGCCCTGTGATCCAGTAGCTCCTTGCGATCCGTTGGTACCTGATGTGCCCTGTGCGCCAGTTGTTCCTTGAATGCCTCTGTCACCTGCTACACTGATGATCCACGCAGAATAAGTACCCGAACCACCAATTACATCAGCGGTGAATGTGAGTGAGGTCGTCGTAAATGCGGTGATTACACCTTCCATGTAGTTGGAAGGTGTAGTAGAATAAGCAGCACGAATTCGTGTGCCGATGGCAAATGAAGTCTGAGTGACAGCCAGACCAGTGGTAAGTGTTGTCGTACCGAGACCAATTGTATCAGCAGAGGCCGAAGTCAACCCATTGTAACCAATGCCTTGCGTACCCTGAACCCCCTGTGTGCCCTGGGCACCGGTTGCTCCCTGTGCTCCGTTTGTACCTGCTGTTCCCTGTGCTCCGTTCGTACCTGCAGTACCTTGAGCACCAGTTGTTCCAGTTGCTCCCTGTGCTCCGTTTGTACCTGCAGTGCCTTGAATACTAGCTCCAGTTGCGCCTTGTGCTCCGTTTGTACCTGCAGTGCCTTGAATACTAGCTCCAGTAGCTCCTTGTGAGCCGTTGGTGCCTGATGTGCCCTGTGCTCCGTTTGTACCTGCTGTTCCTTGTGCTCCAGTAGCTCCTTGTGAGCCGTTGGTGCCTGATGTGCCCTGTGCTCCGTTTGTACCTGCTGTTCCTTGTGCTCCAGTAGATGATTTTGATCCGTTGGT